GTTTTATTTCTGTTACATCAGTTTTAAGTTGCTCTTGTTCATCGACAACTTTTACCAACTTTAATTTAAATTCACGTTCTTCTTTGTATTTATTAAGCAAAGAAGGATCTGTATTTAATATTGCTTTACTATCAGCATCACGAATAAGATCTTTACGATCTGTTACCAAAAGATGTTTTTTCATACTTGAAGCGCCAAAGCTCTCATATCTGTACAACGAGGTACAATAACTGGATTATTTGATGTTGGTACAATTTTAATTGCAAAAGTTAAATATGTATCATAAACGATATCTGTATTAGATACGTATCGAGTAATACCAAGATTATTCATATAATTAAATGCGCCGGATTGATGTTCAAGCCCTGGAATAATACCAATATCCGCATACCATGTAGAGTTACCAACAACAGATGGCGGTGAGTTAAGAGTAAGAACAGTGCTGTTCGAATTTAAATTAACACCAACGATTTGACGAACATTGAACGTAGAAGTATTTGAACCGCCAGTATTCGCATTATTTAAATAGATATATTGACCGTTTGAAAATGGTGCTACTGTATATGGCGAATTAATAGTTATGTTAGCCGAAGCATTACTACAAGCAACGGAATTAGAATAAACTAACTGGCTCTGTGGTAAACCATAAACAAGTTCAACGAAATCATTCGTATTAGTAGAACTACTAACTAATGCAGTTGATGTTGGCTGTTCGATAAGTCTTGAATAAATTTTTGATGTTAATGGATCTGGATCGTGGGCATTCAATAATTGTCCATATACTTGAAGGTTAGAACCAGCTGGACGATATGCACCAATATAAACTACAAGATCTTCTGCATCTTGACCAGTAGCAAGAACAACGCTTTTAGAAATATATCTTGATTGGCCAAGGAAAACATTAGAAGAATATTTTTCATTAATTTCAGTTGAAGATGTTACTAGAGCATTGACATTTTGATTACCTACCTGATAAATCGTATTACCAGAAACAAAATTACCTGTAACATTACTTATTGAAATATAAATTGGATCAACACCAAGTACGGTACCAGTAGCAGTATTAGTCACACCATTATTTTGTGTTACTTGCATTCCTGTTTTAAAATAAGAATAATTATTGCTACTAATGCTACGAGTTATAACATAACCAGATATATCATTTGAGTTATATAATAAATTTTTAGTTAATGTTAATGAATTACTAATCGTATCGATATATGGAGATATTTTATTATTAGAAGTTGTTATTGATGCAGTAACACTAGTTGTACTATTTCCAGAATATAATATGTACTCGGTACTTCTAGATTTAATTGATCTTTCTGTATCAGAAAATTCAGTTACTACAAAATCCGTAAGAGAAGTTGTTGTAGCATCATAAGTATTAGAAGATGTTATTCCTTGTAAAGACCAATCGATATTCGTTGATTGTGTATCATTTTGAGCCATTTTAGGTATAACAGCATCGTATAATGAATCACTATTATAACGAATTGTTGCAGAACTTCCAGAACTAGAACCAATTAAAAGTTGCATATATGAATTACTAAAATTTACTGAACTATTTGCAGTAGACCCATAAAGATTAATTGGTACGCTTGTATTATATACCCCTTTTGTTCCGCTATAATAACCATAAAGAGAATAATTATCGCCATTAATTTTGCCAACTAATGCATTAGGATCAGTAAAGGTAACATTAGCATCAACAGTAATAGCAGTAGAATTTACAGTGCTTACAACAAGACGAGGTTGTGCTATAGATCTGCTGCTAGTAGCAACAAAAATAGTTTGGTTCGAATAAAATATATTTGATGTACCATTACTTGTAGTAGGTAATGTTATTGTTGTATTAGAATAAGTTGCCGCATTTTGGGAAACCACAGAAACAACACCATTAGCCGCCGATGTTGAACCTTTAACATTAAATGTAGTATTAGAAGAAGAAACTACCCATGCCCCATTTGAAGATCCAATTATTAACTTAGTAGTATTTGCAAATACCAAATAACCAGTCGCAACATTAGCAGAACCATTACTTTGGTAAACTGTTTCGCCAGAAGTAAACGAACCAGTATTAGAAGATATGGTCAATAGAGCTTGTTTAAAAACATTATTACTTACATAAACACGTTCATTTGGATTAAAACTACCAGTCATCGTACTTATTAATAGTTGTTCGCAATTAGCAATATTATAAACTGCAGTACCTACACCACCACTAGTGGTAAAATCTGCAGTATAAAGAGTATATTTCATAGCTTCAGATTTAACAGGCGTAAAATCAATATCATTTGTAGAAAGATATAAAGTTCCGTAAGTAGTAGCTGATTGGTAAATCGGTGTATTTGTAGTAACGTCTGAACCACCGATTGAACCAGTCCAAATAGTATAATCCGGATTGCCGCCGACAGGAATAATTACTAATGCATATGAAGTTTGTGTTTGTAAAGTAATTGGGGAATCGAATGTAAATCTAGTAGGTACAGTTGCATCAGTAGAAGCTCTTATAATTGGCGTTCCGTTACTATATGTATCGGAAGGATTAAGAGTTAAAGTAGCTTCTGGTAGCATATATGGAGTTGGTTGACCATTTTGAGTTGTGCAAATTCTAAGTTCAACACCGTAAGCAGAACTTACTTGTTGAAAATAAACATCAACAGATGTTAAAATAACACCTTCTACACCACCTACTGGCTCGTTAACATAAAATGTTTGGGCAATTGGAACAGTCATTTATACCTCTAAGTTAATTAACATATTTATTAAATAATTCGAATAAAATTATCCGTCATCCTTCTGGATCGCTTTTTTCTGGTTCTGGGCTAGAAGTATCGTTATTTCCAAGACTATTTGCTTCTCCAGTTCCACGTGGATCTGCTGAAGATCCATTCGTGGCAGGTCCAGTAGCACTACCGAGACCTGCTGCTTCTGCTGCGCCACGTGGATCGCCAGGACCAGTAGTAGTTCCAGTACTACCTGTACTAGAAGTTCCGGAGGTATCAGCTGCTCCAGTTGTTTCGGTAGGATTATCAGCTTGTACCGTATCAACAACAAAATTATTACCACCACCACCACCGCCACCGTCGTTACTTACTATAGTTACTGTAATATTCGACTGACTAGTTTTTACTACAACATTTGCTGTTTGAGTTACTTGAGAAATATTAAAAGTAGCTTCTTGAGCGGAAAGAATTGAAGATCCTTTACCTAATGAAAGATTAGTACCATAAAAAGTACCAATTGCCTGAGTTGTAATAGCATTAGCACCAGTTATTATATTTGGCACATCAACCATACTAAAATTTAAAGTAGTTGCAGTAAATGTATTAGCTGGTATTTTGAAATATGCATATACCGTACCAGTATTATCTGAATAAACTGGAGAACCATAAGTTACACTAGAATTTGCTGGGCTGAATATTGTATTAGCAGAAACAACCGAATTAGCACCTACTGATGGATTAGCCCAATATTTGTGCGGAACTACTTTATTATTAATTTTATATGTAATGGCAGCTGGCATAACAAAATTATTAACATCAACATTATTTACGAACGAATAAACACGAGTATTTGGTTTTAAACCAGTAGCAGTCAAGCGTGTTATGATTGGCTGTATATACGGAAGAATAGAAACATTAGTTACATAAGTTCCAAGATTATAATTACTAGTGGCAACATTAGCTGTGTATGAATTAGCAGATCTTTGAACAGTTGTAGTTTTTGTAGAACTATTATATGTACTGTTTGATGTATTAACAGTTTTAGTACTTACTGCTTTCCAATTGCTCCATTGAGTTCCATATGCAGCTGCAAGATTTACCCAATTCGACGAAAGATCTAAATCAGTAACAACATCTGGCGATACTGTTATATCAGGTTGAGTTGATCCAGATGGATTAAATGATATAGTTCCATTCCAATGATATATATTTCCTTCGATTGCATTTCTATATGCTGATGCATAAGGTTGTGAAAGATATGCATTTTCTGTATACGCTAGCATCACATATTTACCTGCTTTGACAGTATTAGAACTAGCATTATTGTTATATGTTAAAGGTCTTTGCATTTGCGAAAATGCAGGTCTCATATTTCCAGAATTTGAATCAATAGCAATATTATATGTTGGATCTTTGGTATTACCAATGCTGTGATCGGTAAATGGTTCTACAAGGACACCATTTTGAAATCTATTTTGACCAGTAGTTCCTGAACGAACAAGAAGATTTGTTGCTGACTGTTCAAGCAATGATAATGATGTATAATATTGAAGATTATTAATTTGATTTGCAAGACCGCCAATATCTTTCATAGTATAGCGTTTTTGCTGAGTAATCGTAGATGTAATAGCATAATCATATCTATTAGCAGTTTTTGCTTCTGGTGTAGATAATGAAGGGTATGGCGGAATATTAACAATACCAAGAGTCATTGTACCATTCGGAGGTTGTGGAGAACTAGGATTGACTGATGGTTTTCCCTCATATACTTTGAATTGGCCAGAAGTAGTAATAACCGCAATATCTGTACGTGCATAATATGATTGAATATTCGCTTGATAATTAGTGTCTGGAGTTGGAATAAAAGAACCATAAGAAGGATCGATATAATATGTTAATACGGCAGAAGGGTTGATAGTCGCTACAGTTGACCAATTTGTTGAATTAGCTAATGTATTAGCAGTGTTATTTGCCCAAGGGCGAAAATCAATACTATCTCTTAAATCGTATACTGTTCCAGAAGTTGATTTATACTGTGGAATAAGTTGAGTTTGAATAGCTGTTGTATTTGAAGTATTAGTATCATCAATCGGATATGAATTTGCATTAAAGAAACCAACACCTTGAGATTGGTCATATGTAAATATACTAACATCAACAAGAATTCTTGAGTTTGTAGTTAGACTATTTCCGAGTGCATATATTTGAGCAAGACCGTAATAGTTATCTCTCTGCCCGTTATCAACAGAAAATAATGATCTACTATTCGTAACTGTATTACTAAATGTTCCGTTATTAATATAGATACCGTTGATGCTATAAACATCAGCAAGACCTAAAGACCAAGGACCATTTGAACCAGCTGAATGACTAGCACAGTTAATAGCAACATATACGCTAGATTTTAAAACTTTTTTAACAGGAACTGTAGCTTCTCTTAAAATATCATAGTAAACATTTGCGCCCATAGTTCCAGTAAGACTTTCACCAAGAGTAAATGTTGCAGTAGTAGCTGTCGAAACAATAGATCTCGTATTCGCGCCAACTCTTTTAGTAAAATCTAAAGGTACACCAGCTGGGAATATTTTAAAATGGTTACTGTTTGTATTTGTGCTACTAAAAGTATTAGATACAGTCATTAATGTATTATTTGAAATTACATTAATTTGTCTAACTTGACCATTAACACTAATAAAATCACCGACCGAATAATCAGTTAGAAATGCAGTTGATCCAACTGCAGTAACATTAGATTGAGAAGCTGTTACAGACACGTTACCATTTTTATTTGCAGTAGTACCATTAGTAGTTGGTATGATAATAAATGTTGACGTGCCAATTCCTGTTTCAGTTCCTTCAACTTGAAATATTTCAGTTGCCGAACCTTTAGGAGCTCCAACAGAAACAGTCATAATACCTGAAGTACTAAATGTAGATGTATTAGCACGGCGATATACATATTGCTGATTTGTAAATCCATTCGAAGAAAGAGCTTTTTGCCCAAACGGGAAAATCATTGAGTTATAATTAGATTGTTGGATAACGGCTGTATTGTCTAATGATAATACAATATCAGCAACACCATTAACCGAACTTGAATTATAATTGATAATACTTTTTACACTACTAAAATTTTGCCCTGGATACATCTGAACATTGAATAGATAAACAATATATTGACCTGATGGAGTACCAGCAGTACCGGAATTAATTTCTACGCCTCTGATGTATGCAGTACCGATTTGTGTTGTTGAAGAATAACCAACACCAAGGAACGAATCAGAAGAAATAGCACGTTTTGCTACACTATGAAGTTGAACTTGTTGTAATGTATTTGTTTGAAAATCACCAACATATTCTTGAACAATAGTATAATAGCCATAATTTGTAGTTACCACAGCACCAGTGGATGGCGCGAGGTCAGTTGCTTTTCTTAATGGCGTTACATTATTGTTTAGGAAATTTACATTGTATCCTTCAACATAACCTTCACCAGCCGAAGAAATTAAATTAAGATAAGTTGTATTCGAATAGGTGCTGTTACTTGCGGTATTAGTTTCGATTCTTGGAGTAGTCGAAAGAACGAAAGGCGATACGATAAAATCTCCATTCGTCTCATACGTACGACGAGCCATTTCATCTTCGATTGAAGCAAATTGAGTATTATTTTTAATTGAAACTGGATAACCTGCAACGAAATCGCAAAGTGAGAAAAACGAAATAGTGTTCGAAACAGCATTTGTTTGACGAGTAACAAGTGTCGGAATAAGCTGGAGTCTGTGTGCTCCAGGAGCAAGATAATTTGGCGTTCCAGAAGCATTATCATAAAGAGCGGAATTTGCTTGTGGTGTAATAATATTTTCAACTGCTTCAAAACCAACTGAAATATTATCAGGAGCATTATTGAATGCATCAATAACGATAGTTTGTGGCAATACGTTAATGAAGTAACCATCTTTAAAAATAGTACCACTTGTCGTTGTAAATGCGTAGCCTACTCCAGTAACACCATTAGCCGAAGTGGCAACAGTAACATTACCAACGGCAACATTAGCTGTAGTTGCGATTACAAGAGTATCGTTTGCATTAAATGTTGATTGTGGCGAACCGTTCGAATAAACTGCAGTATTAATATACTTAACGTAAAGAGTATTAAGATATGGATCTTGTGATTGAAAACCTTGAACTGCATTAACAATACTGGCTTTTAGACCGTTTGTGTTATAGATAATATTACCGATAAAATTGCTAATTGTAAATGCTGTACCGTTTGCATAGTTATCATTAATTTTTACAAACTGATAATTGTTATCGAATGTAAATGCGCAACCTTCAGTTACTGATCCATCTTTAATTAAATTTCTACCAAATTTGCTAATCTGATCTTGTAAGATCGATTGCATAGCATTAAGTTCTCTTGTCTGAACAGCAACGCCAGGACGATATAAAATTTGATAATAATTTGAATTAGCATTAAAATCGTCAAAATAAGGTGACTGAGATAGATCAATTTGTAGAGTCATATTTTCCTCTGT